TGTCACAATAGCAACCATCGCGGTCTACTGCTTCGTCGCACTCTGGACGAACTAACCGAACTGATCGACAAGTCACGACAGCTATACACAAAAGCTTTTCCCGGTGCAAAGTTTCGTGAGTCCAAGTCAACGTGGCACTTTCCCTCCGGAGCAACAATCTGGTTCACCTACCTAGACAAAGACAAAGACGTAACTCGTTTTCAAGGACAGGCGTTCAACTGGATAGGCATTGATGAGATTACCCAATATCCTACACCCTACGTCTGGGATTACCTGCGTTCTCGCCTTCGTACTACTGATCCTGAACTCCAGCAACACTTGTACATGCGCTGCACTGCCAACCCCGGAGGAGTGGGTGGTTGGTGGGTCAAGAAAACCTACATCGACGGAACCCCAGAAAACAAGCCTTTTCCTGCGTTCGATATAGAGACAAAAAAAGACTTTGTGTGGCCCCCCGGCCACGAAAAAGCAGGTCAGCCGCTGTTCTTTCGTAAGTTTGTACCGGCACGGCTGACTGACAATCCTCATCTGATGGCAGACGGCCAGTACGAGGCCATGCTCAGATCGCTCCCAGATGTCGAACGAAAGCGACTTCTTGAAGGGGATTGGGACGTGGCAGAGGGAGCGGCCTTCCCAGAGTTTAGCCGCATCAAGCACGTCGTAGAGCCGTTCGAACTGCCAACCAACTGGCCGCGCATACGAATGGCCGACTACGGGTACGCTGCACCCTCATGTGTTCTGTGGGGCGCAATCGACTGGGACAACAACATTTGGATTTATAGAGAATTATACGAAAAACACTTGACAGCGGAAGAGTTAGCCGCTAAAATACTATCAGCGGAACAACTAGACCCCATACCTCACTACACGGTCCTTGACTCGTCTTGCTGGAACAAGACAGGTTTTGGACCATCAATCGCAGAGGTAATGATGCGGCAGGGTGTTCGTTGGACTCCATCAGATCGCAACCGCATTCAAGGCAAAATGGAAATACACCGTCGCCTAGCCGACGATCCTTACACAGAAGAGCCTCGCCTACGTTTCTTTTCTAGTTGCCAGAACATAGTCAAACAAATTGCTGGCATACCCCTGTCCAAAACAAACAGCGAAGATGTAGACACAAAGGCAGAGGATCACGCATACGACGCCCTGCGCTACGGAATGATGACACGCATGAGCGGGTATGCTTCCATACACAAACAATTAGGCGCGATAAAGAACCAAGTCCACCAAGTTCAAGACGAAGTATTCGGATACTGATAAATGGCAGAGATGACATTACAAGAGGCTTTTGATGCCCACACCAAAGGTAAAGACAAGACTCTTGTAAATAATTTTAGGGCTACTTTACGTGATCTTGAAAAAGCAGGGTTTCCCCCTAGCACTCCTGTATCTCAATTAAACACAGAAAAAAGCATAACTGATTTACAAAAGTGGACAACCACAGAGAGATTTAAAAAAGTATCCAGTGGATCAGGCATGTTTGCTTCTCGCGTTAAAACTTTAATTAACGTCGGAATCGGTCCTGAACAAACAAATGTTCTTTCAAACTACGAAAAAGCTAACAGAGGTAAGTCTACAGAATTTGGTATTCGTCTTACTCGTGCTGCTAGAAAACTAGAACTTCCTGCTTTTGACGATTTTAATGCGGCTATAGATGCTACGGCCCGACAGCTTACTGATAAAGAGGCCAAAGCATTCTTTATGATTAAGACGCTTACAGGACTTCGTAATCCTGACATTCTAAAGCTACAAGTTGGAAACGCTGTGGAAGGGGCTAAGTACGGATCATTTGATCCTGAAGTTAAAAAACTTTATAACCTAAGTAACAAAGGAGATCGTATCAACTACGATCTTGGTGAGATTGTACACGGTATACTTGCAGATTTAGCTGCAGATGCACAAGCAGAAGGTCGTACTGAATTATTTACACAGTCTGAAGAAAAAATACGAAGCACCATAAACCCGGTTATGAGATCAAACATGACATCTATGGGTTTAGAAATACGAGACTTGAACAAAAATGCTGCTGTAGATTTTAGTGTTCGTGATCTTAGAAAAAACATATTTGATATTTTGGAAGAAGAAATAGGAGCGGCAGATGCCAACAAAGTGTTGGGCCACTCTGATAAAGCAGATGTAGGTCTGAATCACTACAAAGTTGAAAGAAAAAGCCGTCGCAGTCTTTCTCGTCTGCAGAGTGCCCAAGAAATATTTTCTAATCTGTACATGGAGTCAGTAGGATTCGATAACCCTCAAACTTTATTTGGAAATGAGGGCTACGGATTTGCTAACGACAACTTTAAAGCTGGCACTGTAGTCCCTCTTACAGTGGATGCACCTGCTGAACAACAGGCGGTAGAAAGCCAAACAAGAACAGCCACAGCGCAAGCTTCTGGCGCAGTAGACAGATCAGTAGACTCTCTAGAAAACAAGATAAAAAAACTAGAAGGACTGATGGGACAAGTTCAAAGTCTAACCGAACAAACAGAGGGGCTTGTTCCTCCCGTTGACGACAAAGCTGCTGCTAAAGCCCAACAAACCATAGACGCAGGTAAAGAATCTATATCTTCCATGATTACAAACTTTGGAAGAAAAATTACTGATCCAGACAAGCTAGGATCTGTAGCCGCTGGAGTAATCGGCGGATTAGCATCAGTTCCCTTATTTGGAAAAGTAGCAAAGTCTGCAGAAATTGGTCTTGAAGCGTTGGGTATTTACGATGCAGCTTCACAAGGCGCATCTACACAGCAACAAATGACGCAAATGGGAGTTCCCTCCCCTCTAGCCAGTGCTGCTGGAACTGCAAGAGCCGTAGGAGAAATCGCAATGGGTTCACCACAGCCAGTGGTAGCAGACCCTATGTCTTCTCGTCCCATTGAAAGAATTGCTGCCGACGATCCAGAGGTTGCACAAAGTCTACAGACCACTGGACAAATGGAACAATCACAAGCCCCAGTTAAAATACCCGATCCTGTCGCACCCAAACCACAGATGGCTGCACAAGGGTTCGTACCAGTTCCCGAAGCCCGCGCCAATGCGATGCGGGGGGAAGCAACCGCGATGGATCAAGCACCATCGTTTCTTTACGGCGGCGTAGTCCGCTAAACAACCCAACAAACGGAGGCATACATGCCCGGTAATAACTACAACTACGGCGCATCGTACATTATGAACGCAGACAAGACAAGCGTTGATAAAGACGAAGGTGCATCTTCACTCTACCGCGAAAGCCTAGAGTTTGACACTCGTGTCCAAACAGGACCGATGATTGAAGCAATGCCAAAGAAGCAAACAAAAGCTACGGTAGAAGCTTCACTTTTTAAAATGGCAGACGAACGCGACTACTAAGGAAGCGATATGTCCGATAACTTTTTGGAACCTGCGGACGACACCGCCGTACCAGTCTTTGAACCCGAAGAGCAAATGCCGGGTTTGGCTGCGTATGTAAAGGCACGATTTGACGACGCAGAAAACGGACGGTTTTCGTACGAGCAGCGATGGCTGAGAGCGTACAAAAACTTTCGTGGCATTTATGATTCTACAACACAATACCGTGACAGTGAAAAGTCAAAGGTGTTCATCAAGATTACCAAGACAAAGGTACTTGCTGCGTACGGTCAGATTGTAGACATCCTTTTTGCAAACAAAAAGTTTCCATTGGTCATAGAGCCAACTCCCATACCAGAGGGTATAGCAGAGTTTGCCCACCTTACTACTCCGCTAGATCAAATGCAACCCCCGGAAGACCCGTACGGATTTGAGGGTGATGGTCGTGAGTTGCCGTTTGGTGCCACGCAAGCTACCCCTGCCTCTGGCGATTTTTTGGGTGGACTAGCTAGTCAGTACGGTGATGCACCCCTGTCTGAAGGCCCAGCCAAAATGGGTGAGCCGCAGATTAGCCCCGCACAAAAGGCTGCGCTCAACATGGAGAAGATGGTTCACGATCAGCTTCTTGATACACGTGCAGTAAACGTGCTTCGTAGTTCTATCTTTGAATCCGCTCTGCTAGGTACAGGAGTTGTAAAGGGTCCGTTCAATCACTACAAACGGGTACACCGCTGGGAAAACGGACCAGAGGGACGAGTGTACAGTCCGTACGAGCGTATTGTTCCTCGTATCGAACACGTATCCCCGTGGGACTTTCATCCTGATCCCTCTGCTACAAGCATAGACGATTGCGAATACGTAATTCAACGACACCGCATGAATCGTCAACAACTTCGTAACCTTATCTCACAGCCTCACTTTTACGCTGACGCTATTGAAGAGTGCCTTGCAAAAGGACCAAACTACGAAGACAAGTATTACGAAGACACCATTCGTGAAGAAGAGACTGAGCCATACGTCGGTGACAGTCGCTACGAAGTTCTTGAATATTGGGGCTTCCTTGATGCCAAACTTGCACGAGAAGCGGGACTAGACATTCCTGCTGACATGAGTGAGTTTGAACAGGTACAAGTAAACGTGTGGGCATGTGGCACCATGATCCTACGCTGCGTTATGAACCCATTCACGCCAGCCCGCATACCTTACCAAGTGTTTCCATATGAAATCAACCCGTACCAAGTGTGGGGTGTTGGTGTTGCAGAGAACATGGAAGACGCACAACTGCTGATGAACGGCCACGTTCGTATGGCAATCGACAATCTGGCGTTAGCTGGTAACCTAGTGTTTGACGTGGACGAAGCGTCACTTGTTCCCGGACAAAACATGGACATCTTTCCCGGTAAGATATTCCGCCGTCAGTCCGGTGTAACAGGGACGGCAATCAACGGCCTCAAGTTTCCGAACACAGCACCTGAAAACATTCAGATGTATCAGATTAGCCGACAACTTGCTGACGAAGAAACAGGCTTGCCGTCGATTATGCACGGTCAAACAGGAGTAACAGGCACGGGACGCACAGCATCTGGACTGTCCATGTTGTTAGGCGGAGCAAGTCTGTCCCTTAAAACGGTGATTAAGAATATAGACGACCAGCTTCTCAAGCCACTGGGTGAAGCGTACTTTCAGTGGAACATGCAGTTCAACGAAAGTTCACCGGAGATTGAGGGTGACCTAGAGATCAAACCTCGTGGTGTAGCTGCAGTGATGCAAAAGGAAGTACGCAGTCAACGACTGACTACGCTGTTACAGACAGTATCCAACCCGATGCTGGCACCGTTTATCAAAATACCAAACCTCATGCGTGAACTGGCTATTGCACAAGACATTGATCCTGACAGCCTTGTGAACGACATGAACGAAGCACAGATTTTTGCAGAGATGTTGAAAGGACTAGCCAATGCTCAACAAGAAGCAAGCCAGCAAGGTCAGCCCGCTGGTGGCGAACAAGGAAGCGTGGGACAGTCTGGAGGAGTACCTGCAGGAGCAAATCCGAATGACGCTTCGGGCGTTGGTGGCGGCACAATCGGAACTGGAAGTGTTCCGGCTGCAGGGGAAGATAACTTCACTGGAACAGATCAAGGGATTGAAGGCTGATTATGAAGCTGCGGTGGATGTAAAGAATGGCTAATGAGTTTTTAAAATCAGTGGTAGACCTCGCTGTTTCTCCTCCAGAACGTCCGTCAGTAGGAACTCCTAGTCCATACGAGGAAGATGATCCTGACCGTCGTCACGAAAAGTTTGGGATAACACGGTACACTGATCCGGGTTACTACGAGTCTGCGGGACAAGTTGCGGGATCAGATGATCGCAGCGGTTCTAAATTTTATTCTGGCACAATGGGAGTGTCCGGTTTAACTGGTAGTGTGGCTGATAACTTTGTAGGTATGCCCAAAGGTCTAGGAATGGGCTTGAGCATGATGGGTGTATCCGGCTTTGGCGTCGGAGCCATGATGAGCCTAAAGAATTTAAGTAATATTGAAGAAAAAATGAAAGCGGGAGAAGCTGGTTACGGCGTTGGAGTGTTTAACAATCGTATTATTGGTGTTTCTCCGGGATTGTTTGGAGGGTACACTTTGTCTGGTGTTCTTCCAGAGGGATTAACAAATAAACAACGCCAACAACTCATTGACAGTCTTTTGGGAATTTCTGCTGGTCAAACTCCTCCGGGTGATGACACTGACGGAACTCCTCCGGGCGATGACACTACTCCGGGAGATGACGGCGACCCAACAACACCTCCGGGATACAATCCTGATCTTCCGTATGACGGATACAACCCGTACCCCGATGAAGGTAATAGACCCACACCTACACCTCCGTCTGATGGTGGCGGCAGCGGTCCTAACTACCCTGCTCCTAACCCCATTGATGATGTTGTTCCGGGTGATCCCCCGCCGTCCCGTCCTCCGTCTCGTCCCGACAATCGCCCACCACCGTCTGATGGCGGCGGCGGCGGCGGCGGACAACATCCATCTGATCCCGGTGGAGGTGGCGGAGGCGGCGGCAGTCCCGGTGGAGGTGGCGGAGGCGGCCACGGTACGGACAATGATCCCGGCTATGGGGGAGGTTACAGAGCCTCTGGTGGCCCTGTAGGCTTTGCAGAGGGTGGTACCACCAAAAAAGACCCAATTCAGTCTACGGGCTTTGTAGACGGCCCGCCGCAAAACTATGCAAAAGGCACCACTGTAGCTGACACAGAAAATCACCGTGTACGTGTAGGTTCTTTTGTTCTTAATGCACCAACTACAGAACGACTGCAAAAAGAAGGAAAGCTACCAAAAGGTCCACAAAAGCGCAGGGCTGCAAAAGGCGGCAAAATGATGGATGTAGCCCTCTCTAAAGGTGAGTACGTTATTGACGTAGACGACATTGACAAGTTTGGTGGGTACGACGCCCTTAACGCAGAGAACGACAAGGGCAAGCCAGAAGTAGATCGCAGACAAGCAGCAATAGGCGGCAGTTTTTTAGACGGATACTCAGAAGGCGGAGAATTACCTCTTTCAAGAATTAAACTAGACAACTCTACCAAAACAAAATTTAACACGTTTTTAAAGAGTCGTCGTCAACGTGCAGATGTTGAAAAACTAATTGATAGTATGGACGACAGAGAGCGTTTGGCTGTGTTAGCCCTAGCTGAAACGACTGCTGCTACTGACCCTGTTGAATCTATGATGGGCGTAGGACAAACAGCAATAAATCGAGCCAGAAGCAACAGACGAGATTTTTCTAAAGTAAATGATCTTGGAGCAGTAATGAAACAACGCTCTTATCGTGGCAGCGGAAGTAAAATGTTTCAGTACGATGGATTAGAGCCGGGTGTTCTTAGCAAAAGACTTACAGAGGTAGTTAAGGGGCAGGTTCCCGGAGCAGTAACTAAAATGTTTTCTGCTGCAGATAATCTTTTAAACCCTGAAACAGAATCTGATCCTATAATTCCATTTGATGTAATGTTTTACACCACTCCTGATGCTCCTCTTGCAAAGGACTTTGAAAGAAATCCTTTGCTAAGATACACTAAAAGTTTTGGAGGGCATGATTACTACGCCCTAGATGCTGCACCAGAAAATTAACAGCATAGTGAATTCGTCGGCTACCCGTTAACAACGGCCCCGACACAACCGGAGCGGCTACCTACAAGCCAAAGTAGCCCCGCTAACCAGAGGTAATAAAATGGCAAAACAAGTACGTGGCGCAAGAGCCAACAAACCGAACGACTCTTTCGGAACTATCAATAGCGATACTCTCTACAAAGGCAACTATCGTGAAGACGTTTACAAAGACGACGAAGACGATACCCCGGAGGTAGAAGCAAGCGACGATACCGACCAACCTGAATCTACTAGCTTTGTAGAAACGACGCAAGAGAAACCGGATCACGATTACAAAAAACGATACGATGACTTGAAGCGACATTACGACGCTAAACTAGCAGAGTTTCAGGCGGAAAAACAACAACTGGAAGCGGCAACAAAACAGGCAAACGTGCCTATGCCAAAAACAGTTGAAGAGTTGGAAGAATTCAAAGCGCAATATCCTGACGTGTACGGAGTTGTAGAAACTGTAGCAGCAATGCAAGCCAGTGAACGCACCACCGAACTCCAAAAAGAATTGGAAGTCATTAAAGAGCGCGAGAAGGAAACGGTAGTACAGGCTGCTTACCGCGAACTAACAGCTAATCATCCTGACTTCGATAAGATCAAATCGGACGAAAAGTTTTTAGCTTGGCTTGAAGAGCAACCCGAATCCATTTCGGATGGTATTTACAAAAACAATACCGACGCTCGTTGGGCCTCACGAGTTCTTGATCTGTACAAAGCAGACGCAGGAATCTCAAAAAAGAAGACTAACAAGGCGAAGACCGACGCTGCAACTTCAGTACGTGCCCCCAAAGCTAGGGACATTGCATCTGAACAAAGTGGAGATACTCGCATTTGGAAGGCTTCTGAAATCCGTAGTCTCAAGCCGTGGGAGTTTGAAAAGCTGGAAAGCGAATTAGACGCCGCACGTCAAGAGGGACGGATCGACCCTAACAACTAATCCTCAAACAGAGGGAAGGAAAAGAACCAATGGCATTTGGTACTGCTGCAGGTTATGGTAACCTGCCTTCCGGTAATTTTGCACCGGAAATCTTTAGCCAAAAGGTTCTCAAGTTCTTCCGTCGTGCTTCGGTTGTAGAAGATATTACAAACACCGACTACGCGGGCGAAATTGAAAACTTTGGCGACACGGTTCGCATCATC